CGGTGGTATCATATGTTTCAACTGGAATAACTGCCGTGCTCATGGTGGCTCGCCATGGAATGCACCCTGATGCTTGAATGAGAGCTTGTGCCGTTCGATGATACATGACATTTCGTAACCCCCATCTGGAAGCGTCTCGCATATCTCGCATCATTTCCCCTGTTGATGCCGCGTATGCCTCAATACGGCTCCCTGAAGCTAACAATCGCATGTTGGTGTATAGTCCGCTGTATCCCTGTGTCTGACAATGATCACAGAGTTGATATTGGACTGCCTGGATGGAGGATATACGATCAGCTTCCGTATCCTTATTACGTCCTAGCGGCAAGATATATTGTTTAACAATCATTGTTGCAGCTTGTGGGGGAACCTCGCCTAGTAGATATGCCTCATGGACTAGCAGAACCATAGCTCTCAATGAAAGGTTGGAGAGGCCTCGGTCAGAACACGACGAGAATAAAGCATAAGTCTGCGAATACAGGGGGCCTGAGGTATGCGAGACATGAGCCCTTGCTTTCATAAACAATAATCCACATAGTCGTTTGGTCATATAAGATGTGCCTCCCGAATACCTTGGAGCGCAATGAAGGCTGTGCATAACGATTGTCCGGTCTCTGGACAACAATGGATGTCCTATGTGTTCGCTGATCACTAATGATAGAGCCTCGCAGACTTTCCATAAGAATGGGGCCATTCTCCACCGGGTTTGAGGACGTGGGGACGTACGCCAGACGTTGTAAATGGCCTCTTCGGCCACAACTAAGGCGGCTGCATCAACCAATGCTGAAATTCCGATTGAGATGGTCTCTGCTAGGTCTAGAGAGGCCACTGGTCGACGAGTGACGGAGGGATTCGAATCAGCAATGAGGCGAGAGTTGTTGTGGAGTTCTAAAACTTCACGAAACCATGCCCGAACAGCTCGCCATGCAAGGTCAGGTTGGCGTTTAATATCTGATTGTATATTAAAACGATCGATCGATCCTGTTTTGTAAATGCTTGTACTTTCCTTCAGTTGTAGCGACTGTTGATATGCCAAGACATTATGCGGAAACACAAGAGGGACGAAAGGGGATGAGAATGGCAATCGTAATGGGATCTCAGGAATAGGAGTTAAGACATCTGAGTCATCGCCGATGCGAATTGTACAAAGTAGGGCATCATCGACCTGGCCCCCTGCATGGATCCTCCATAATATAAAAGAAATGGCACAAAGGAAGTACTCCTGAAACATGACAGGGTAATCAACAAACCCTCCACTCAGGAAGCCAGCCCCATCCGACGAGATGATGCAATGTGATGCAAGGGCAAAAGAACCCAGGAGATGAGCAGCCAGAAATCCTATGAGCGAGGCATATCTATGGCCTATGGTTCCTCCGATGACCTGAGTTAGTTGATGGGATATGTCGGATAATGTAACATTCGACCGTGATCGTCCAATTCCATCGATAAAGTCTTTAAATCCCTTGACTTTCCCAAGTTGTGACATTAATAGTTGTAATTTTCGCATTCCTGCAGAAGCAGGATCTCTGCCAACAATCCGATAGCCATGTTCCGACCGTTTTTCCCGTGATTTAGACCCCAGGTAAGGACTGTGACGTCCGCGACTCCAGAGAACATCTCCTACTCCATCACATAGCAC